ATATTATCAGGTAGAAAACGGTCATGATAGGGATGGATTGGGTTCTGAGGAGAATTATTTCTGGAAAACGACTAAAGAAAGAAAAGATAAAGACGATGATTCAATGGGCTGATAAATAAAATATAATATAAGTATATTTTAATGCCGTTAGAGAGGGTAAGCCAAGGTTTTAAGGACGTTTCGATGTCATTTCAGACTAATCCTCTGAATAATGACCTTATTGCCCTCAAAAATACGACTGCTATTAGTAGATCTTTACGAAATATTGTATTAACTACGCCTGGTGAGAAATTTTTTAATGAAAATTTTGGGTCAAGGGTATCTGAATCATTATTTGAGAATGTTGATTCGATAACTGCGAATATAATTGAAGGTGAGATAAGAACATCTATCACTAATTATGAACCAAGGGTTAGATTATTGAGCGTTCAAGCAAATGCTGACCCAGATAGTAACAGTTTTGATGTTATTATCCAATATCAAATTATAGGGGCAGACGTTCCACCACAGTCATTACAGTTTGTTTTGCAGCCGACTAGATAAAAATGCCATTAGTTAATTTTTCAAACCTTGATTTTGATCAAGTTAAGACTACTCTTAAGAATTATTTAAAGTCCAATGCCAATTTTACGGATTATGACTTTGATGGGTCTAACTTATCAACAATTTTAGATGTTTTAGCATATAATACCTATATTACTTCATACAATGCCAACATGGTATCTAATGAAGTGTTCATTGATAGTGCAACATTAAGAGAAAATGTGGTTGCACTTGCAAGAAATATCGGATATTTACCAAAATCACGTAAATCATCATCTGCATTTATTACTTTTTTCGTAGATACAACAAATCTTACCCCTAGACCTTCCACAATTACCCTTAGAAAAGGTCCAGTTGCATCAAGTTCGGGTAATTTTGGTAATTCTTCGTTTATTTTCTCAATTGCAGAAGATATAACTGTTCCTGTAGTCGATAATAATGCAACATTTAGTAATATTCGGATAAATGAAGGGTCATTATTGACTACTAACTTTACTTATAGCTCTAGAAACCCAAATCAAAAGTTTATTTTACCAAATATTGGTATAGATACCGATTTAATAAACGTTTCTGTTAAAACTGACAATTCAGATTTTGCTGCATCAACAAAATATAGCAAACAAGACAGTCTTTTTGACATTACTAAGGATTCTAACGTATATTTCCTTCAAGAATCCCAAGATGAGCAGTATGAAATCTTTTTTGGGGACGGTGTTTTTGGAAAAGCACTTGAAGATGGTAATTTTATCACTGCAAACTATATTGTATCGAATGGAGATGCTGCAAATGGCATAAATCAGTTCCAATTTGCTGGTAGAGTCACCTATAACATGGGTGGAGCTGAATATGTTGTTACATCTGGGATATCATTACTTTCAGCAGGTACAGGATCTGCTGGAGGTTCTACAATTGAGTCTGTAGATTCAATTAAAAAGTATGCTCCACGCATTTATGCTTCTCAGAACCGTGCTTTAACCGCAAATGACTACGAATCTTTAGTTCCTGCTAAAATTTATCCTGATACAGAGTCAATTTCTGTTTTTGGAGGTGAAGAATTGGTTCCTCCTCAGTACGGTAAGGTTTTTATTAGTATAAAACCAAGATTTGGTGATTTTTTACCTAACTTAATTAAACAAAATATTAAAAATAAGCTTAAAAAGTATTCTGTTGCAGGAATTGTCCCAGAAATACTTGATTTGAAGTATCTTTATATTGAAATACACTCTTCTGTATATTATAATACAAATTTAGCACCTTCTGCAGAGGATGTTGGTAGTATTGTCAGTAATAATGCTCAAAAATATGCAGATTCTAGTGAGCTAAACAAATATGGAGCTAGATTTAAGTATAGTAAGTTCCTAAAAATCATCGATGATAGTAGTGATGCCATTACTTCTAATATTACAACAGTTCATATGCGACGTGATTTGAGAGTTGCTCTCAATTCTTTTGCAGAATATGCAATTGGTTTTGGTAATGCATTCCATGTTAAGAGAGCTTCTGGGTATAATATAAAATCCACTTCCTTTAAAATTAATGGATTGAGTCAAATAGTATATCTTAGTGACTTACCTAATAATGATTTAAAGACAGGAACACTATTTTTCTTCACTTTACCTTCAGTAAGTTCACAAACTCCGACTATTATAAAGAGAAATGTTGGTACAATTGATTATACAACAGGTATTGTTATTATAAATCCAGTAAATATTACTGATGGAAAGCAAAAAGATGGTCAAACAATCATCGAAATTTCTACATGCCCACTTTCTAATGATGTTATTGGTTTACAAGACCTTTATTTACAATTAGATGTAAGTCATAGTACTTTTAATACGGTTGTAGATGAAATTTCTTCAGGATTGGATCCATCAGCATCTAATTATATCGTGACTTCAAGTTATGATAGAGGAAATTTAGTTCGTTCAGGTGGACCTGTTGGTGGTAATATAGATAGTGGTACAACAGGTAATGTGGCATCTACAGTAACAACTACAGGATACTAATCAATACAAATAAATGTCAGAGAAAAGAGTAAAGCTTACTAACGTATTAGAAAGTCAATTTCCAGATTATGTAAGATCGGAGTATCCTTTAGTCGTTGATTTTATAAAACAGTATTATGAATCCCAAGAAGCTCAATCAGCACCGATTGATTTATTGAATAATATTGATCAATATATTAAATTAGACGAAAATACAAATACTTCATATTCTGCTGTACTTGGTAGTGATATAACATCGTATGATGATGTAATTACTATTGATATGCGTCAATCTCCAACTGGAACAATTGGATTTCCAGATTCTTATGGTATTATAAAGGTTGATGATGAGATTATTACATATACCAGTAAGACAGATACAACTTTTAATGGTTGTGTTAGGGGTTTTTGTGGTATTACATCATATAAAGATCCAACACAAGAAGATACCTTAGTTTTTAGTAATACAACATCTACAGACCATATAGGTAGTGTTTATGCGGATAATAATTCACTTACTTCTATTGGTGCTACTGTACAAAACTTAAGTACTTTATTCTTAAAAGAATTTTTGAAAAAAATAAAGTATCAAGTTTTACCAGGATTAGAAGAGAGAAAATTGACACCTGATTTGAATCAAAATACTTTTATAAAGCAATCAAAAGATTTTTATTCAACAAAAGGTACTGATCAATCATTTGAAATACTTTTTAGAGCTTTATATGATTCTGATGTAAAAATTGTAAAACCACAAGATTTTCTTCTTACACCATCTAATGCTCAGTATCAAGTTACTAAAGATTTGGTTGTTGAACCTATAGAAGGAAATCCTCTAGATCTTGTTAATTCTACTCTTTTCCAAAAAACAACTAGTGGTGAAGATCAGGGATATTCTCCAATAGCTTCAGTTGAAGAAGTGTATAGTGGTATTGGTCAAACTTACTATAAATTAAGTTTAGATGGTGGTTATAATAAAGATATTAGAGTTGATGGTTCAATTTATGGTAAATTTACCGTTCAACCTACAACAAAAGCAATTGGAGATGTTGCTGTAGGTGCATCATGTATTACTGTTGATTCTACTATCGGTTTTCCAGAGTCTGGAGATCTTTATGTGTCTTATGGATCAACTATAGGTATAGTTTCTTATACTTCAAAGTCAGATAACCAATTTTATAATGTTACTGGTCTTGTGGGAGTTGTAACCGATACTTATTCTGTAGGAATCGCAACTTATGCGTTTGGTACGTCTTCAGATGATGGGTCAGATATAAAAGTAAGAATTGGTTCTGTATTATCCGATTTTGAGTTTGAAAGTACATCATTTGAGTATTCTGTAGATGATATTGCAAAAATAAAAACTTTAGGTATATCAGATACGTCAGATAAAGCTGAAAATTGGTTTTATAATATAGCACCAGTTTATAATGTTAATAAGTTAACTTTAATTGACTCTGCTGAACCTAGAACTTATCAAGTTGATTTTAATGTTGATCATTATTTCGATATTGGTGACAGTGCATCACTTATTGGTAATGATGGTGTATCTTTAATATCTGCAGTTACTAAAATCAAAAATGCAAAGTCTATTATTATTCGTAGAGAAGGATTTATTGATACAAGTAAATTATTTACGTTAAGGAAGAACATTTTAAATGTAGATTCAACAAATTTCCCTAATGCAAATAAGTTTATATCTAATGTTCAGAATCTTTATACAAATAATAATAATTTAATAGTTGCAGCTGCATCTATTCCTTCCTATGAATCTCAATCACTTGAAGTTACTGATAGATCAGTAACATTCTCTGGTACTTTTAGTGGAACTACATTTGAAATAACTCCTGATAGAGATCATGGATTCTATACTGGTGACCCTGTTTATTATACACCAGAAAAGATAACAACCAGTTCGTATAATATTATTACTGGTCAAACAGATACTTCAACTGTTACAAATCTATTTTTACCTAAAGAAGGTCTTTATTTTATCAAAAGAATAGATTCTAATAATGTAAAATTTGCATTTAGTAAATCAGATATTCATAATGATATTTTTATTAACTTTACTAATGCAGTTACTGTCAATAATCAAAGAATTGAACCACATACTTTTAAGGGCAAGACCTTAGAATCTCAAAAACTGTATAGAAAGTTATCTGATCCAATTCATGATGGTGTTAAAGTTCAAACTCCATCTGGATTTACTGGAATTTTTATAAATGGTGTTGAGATATTAAATTATAAGTCTAATGATTTTTGTTATTACGGCCAATTAGAAGAAATTAATGTTGTTACCACTGGTGATGAATATGATGTTATAAATCCACCAAATTTAATAATTGAGGATTCAGTTGGAACAGGAGCAACAGGTAAAGTATCATTATCGGGATCTCTTAGAGAAATTAAGATAATTGATACTGGATTTGACTATGTTGAACAACCAATAGTTTCAATTACTGGTGGTAATGGTGAAGGTGCTTTAGCTTCCGTAAGTTTAAAGTCTATTCCCCATTTTGCAGAGTTTAATTCAGAAAATTCAGTAGATGTTGGTATAGGAACCACTATATCTACACTTCATTTCCCATCTGTGCATAAATTTAGAAATATTGAAAAAGTAATCTATAATCCACAAGCACAGACAGCGATTTCTGGATTAAGCACTAATTCAATATATTATGCTCGTGTAATAGATACACAAACTGTTAAATTGCATTATAATGAAGCAGATGCTCTTGCAGGAATTGGTACAGTAACATTATTGGCACTTGGAGAAGGTACACAAAGATTAGTTTCTTACGATCCTAAAAATATTATCGAATCTATTAACGTAATTAATGGTGGTCAAAATTATCAAAATAAAGAGAAGATAGCAAATCCAACAGGTATAAGTACATTTTTAAATTGTATTAATATTGATAATCATCATTATGAATCTGGCGAAATTGTAAAATATGTTTCTATGGGTTCTTCCGTTGGTGGATTAACTAGTGGTAGTGAATATTATGTTAGTAAAAAAGATGATAATAGTTTTTATCTCTCAGAAATTGGTGTTGGAAATGATAATAAAGACATTTACTATAGGACTAAACAATATGTTAATATAACATCTGTTGGTGTAGGAACTCACAAATTTAACTATCCTGATATTATTGTAAACATAACAGGAAAAACAGGTGTATCTAATTCATCATATCAAGCTCAAGCACAACCAATATTTAAGGGAGGGATTACTTCGGTTCAGGTAACTTCTAATGGATCTGAATATGGATCTGCCGAAGTTTTAAACTTTAATAGACAACCTATTATTACTCTTTCTAGGGGTAGTGGAGCACAATTAAAACCAATTATAAGTCAAGGTAAATTAGTTGAGGTTATTGTTTTAGCAACTGGTACTGGTTATCAAGGTTTGCCAAATATTACTGTTAATGGTATAGGTCGAGGTGCATTTTTAACTCCAGTTTTAGATAATGGTGAAGTTAAGTCAATAAAAGTAATTGAACCTGGAAATGGTTACGTAGAAGCAGACACAACTGTTACTATAGAACCAACTGGTGCTGGTGCTCTTTTTGAATCTAAAATACAGAGTTGGAGAGTTAATCTATTCCATAAACAAGGTGGATCTGAAGGAATATCGAATATTCCACTTGATGATGGATATATTACAACTCCATTAAATTCAAAGTCTGGTTTACAGTATTCTCATATCTACACACCTAGAAAATTAAGAGAAAGTGTTTTTGCTGTTGATCAAATTGGAAGAAAATTATATGGCGAAACAGATTTAAAAAAAGAAAATGGTCAAGAAATTAAATCAGTTAGTCATTCTCCTATAATTGGATGGGCTTATGATGGAAATCCAATATATGGTCCATATGGTTATAGTTCAATACAAGGTGGTGTTGTAAATCAGATGAAGTCTGGATATTCTATTTCATTGAAAGAGAATAGGCCATCAACGGATATATTCCCCAATGGATTCTTTATTGAAGACTATACTTATATTAAAGTAAATGATGAAACAGTACTAGATGAGAATAATGGAAGGTTCTGTGTGACCCCAGAATATCCAAATGGTACTTATGCCTATTTTACTACAATTGACCCCAATGTAGTCGATTCTGCAGGGGTTTTTGCTGGATATAGAAGACCTATCTTCCCTTATATTATAGGTGATAAATTTAATTCTATCGTTAATACTTTCAACTATGATATAAATTCAGTTCAAAATAGATATGATTTAGTATCTAACAAATATTATAGAAATACTGCACCTTATAATCTTATAGAAAAGAACCTTAATTATCAATATATTGATATACCAGATAATTTAAGTCAATCAGTTAAAATAAAAGCAACATCTCCAGGTAATATTCAATCTATTGGAATAGAAACTGGTGGTAAGGATTATCAAATTACAGATAGTATTGTTTTAGATGATTCTCAGACTAAAGGTTATGGTGGTGATATTAGTATTTCTAAAGTTGGTGGTAAGAATGTAAGTTCTATTAGTGTTGCTACTACTACTATTTCTAATGTAGAAATTTATAATTCTAATGAACCTAATAAATTTGATTTAGTATCATCCACCCCACATCCATTTAAGGAAGATGATATTATTACTATATCAGGATTATCTAC